CCGAAGACATAGTACAGGAAACTTATATTATGTTAATGAAGTGGAGTAGCGAAGAAAAACTATTTAAAGACGGAAACATAAGTAAAGGATATATGTACTTTGCTTTAAAAAATACCTTCCTTCAGCATATAAACAAAAAAAACAAAATTTCATTTATATCATTAGAGGAAGTTTGCAACGTTCCAGAGGAAAACAACACGGACGAAAACGAAGCATACAACGACTTACTTAACAATATAGATTTAGAATGCAACAGTTGGCATTGGTACGACAAACAATTATTTGAACTTTACAAAAACACGAATAAAAGTTTACGACAAATAAGCGCAGAAACAAACATAAGTGTAACAAGTATATTTAACACGGTTAAAACGTGTAAAAAACGAATTAAAAATAACGTAGGTGAAGACTACGAAGACTTTATAAATAAAGATTACGAACTAATTAAAAAGAAAAAATGAAAACAAAAAGTAAAGGACTTGGCGATACAATCGCAAAAATTACAGAAGCAACAGGAGTAGACAAACTTGTAAAATTTATTGCAGGTGAAGATTGCGGATGCGAAGAACGAAAAGAAAAATTAAACAAACTATTTCCGTATGCAAAACCTTTGTGTTTAACGGAAGACGAGTTTAATTATTTGGACAGTTACTTTAAAATAAATTCAAATCAACTGACAAGCGAACAGCAACACGAATTAATTAAAATTAACAACCGAGTATTAAACCAGCGTTTAACATTTTCAAGTTGTTCAAGTTGTCTGCGAGATTTAGTAAGTAAGCTTCGAGTAATTTATAACGAATACAAAGAAGAAAATGCAAGTAACGAAGGTTAAAATAAACAGCATAAAGACGAACCCAAAAAACCCACGTTTAATAAAAGACGACAAGTTTAAAAAGTTAGTCAATTCAATTAAGGAGTTTCCGCAAATGTTAGAACTGCGACCAATAGTTGTAGATGAAAACAATATTATATTGGGTGGAAATATGCGACATAAAGCTTGTATTGAAGCAGGGTTAAAAGAAGTTTATATTGTACAAGCAAAAGACTTAACTGAACTACAAAAAGACGAATTCATAGTAAAAGACAACGTAGGTTTTGGAGAATGGGACTGGGATATTTTAGCAAATGAATGGGACACGGACAAGTTAGAAAATTGGGGTTTAAGTTTACCTGTATTTATGGAAGAACCAAGTTACGAAGATTTAATAGGCGAAGAAAAAAATAAACCTGCTTCAATGAAAATAACTTTTACAAGTCCAGAACAATTACAAAAAGCAGAAATAGAAATACAAGAAATTTTAGATAGGAATTATTCGGGTGCTTATTTTAGTGTTTCAGCAGGGGAAATATGAAATTAGAAATTGCTTCAAGTAAAGCTATTAAATATGCCTGTTTAAATTTTCATTATGCAAAAGCAGTACCTACTTATTCAATAGGTTATTCTGTTTTTGAAAATAATAATTGGTGTGGAGTTGTTTTATTTGGTGGTGGAGCTTCGGTAAATATGCCTAAAAAATTTAATTTAAGAAATGGCCAATATTTAGAGTTAAATAGAATGGCGTTAAACGGAAAACAATCTTCAACAAGTAAAGTTTTATCAATAGCAATTAAACTAATTAAGAAAGAATGTCCAACGGTTAGAATGTTATTTAGTTATGCGGATAAAGGGCAAGAACATAAAGGAATAATTTACCAAGCAACAAATTGGTATTATATTGAGAATATTGAAAGTAGTGGAACGGAATATTTATTAAACGGAATATGGAAACACGATAGGGGAAGATATAATTGGGGAGTAGATTTTAAGAAATTAACAAAAAGAAAAAAAGCAGGAAAACACAAATATATTTACCCACTTGACAAAACTTTAATACCTTTATGTAAGTCATTAAGTAAACCATACCCAAAAAATGCGCAAGAAGTTAATAAGGATAAACACGATGCAACCTGCATTGAAATAGGCGGTTCGAATCCGACCCTTGCGCTCAAATAAACAGTGAAATAACAAAGAAAATGGCAAACAAATTAGACAACTTAAAACCATTTGAACAAGGCGAAAGCGGAAACCCTGCAGGACGTCCGAAAGGAAGTAGAAACCGAAGCACAATAGCACGTCTTTGGTTAGAAACAACACAAAAAGCAAAGAACCCAATAACAGGCGTTGAAGAAACTTTAAGTCAAGAAGATTTAGGAACTTTAGCAATGGTTAAAAAAATGCGGGACGGCGATGTTTCAGCATACAAAGCACTAATGGATAGTGGCTACGGTGCGCCTGTTCAACAAATAGAACAAACAAATATCGAACAACCTTTATTTAATTTAGATGAATTAAATGAAAAGGAGTAATTAAAATTAAATATGTTTATAGTAACTACTGCAATAAAAAAAATACTTGAATTAAAAAAAAGAATTTCAATTATTCAGGGTGGCACAAGTGCGGGAAAGACATTTTCAATAATACCAATTTTAATAGACAAAGCAACAAGAACTTCTAATTTAGAAATAAGTATTGTTGCCGAAAGTATTCCGCATTTAAGACGCGGAGCGTTAAAAGATTTTCTTAAAATAATGAAATGGACAAACCGTTTCTTTGAAGACAAGTTTAACAAATCTTTATTACGGTACGAATTTTCAAACGGTTCTTATATAGAATTTTTTAGCGCAGACGATAGTTCAAAATTAAGGGGTGCAAGGCGCGATATTCTTTATATTAACGAATGTAACAATGTAACATTTGAAAGTTACAACGAACTTGCAATACGGACAAAAAAACGAATATACCTTGACTTTAACCCAGCGAATGAATTTTGGGTACACACGGAACTAAAAGACGAACCCGACACAGACTTTTTAATATTGACGTACAAGGACAACGAAGCGTTAGATGAACGAATAGTTACGGAAATAGAAAAGAACCGCTTAAAAGCCACGACAAGCAGTTATTGGGCTAATTGGTGGCGAGTATATGGCGAAGGACTTGTTGGAATGTTAGAAGGAGTTATATTTTCAAACTACAAATTAATTGACAAGATACCGCCTGAAGCACGGTTACTTGGTTACGGTTTAGACTTTGGATATTCAAACGACCCGACAAGCATAGTTGAAGTTTACAATTACAACGGGCAAAGAATACTAAACGAAATATGTTATCAAACAAGTTTATTAAATAACGACATAGCAAAGAAACTACAAAAACACGTAATAGCATACGCAGATAGCTCAGAGCCAAAAAGCATTGAAGAAATAAGGAGAACAGGACAACAAATAAAAGGAGTAACAAAAGGCGCAGATAGTGTAAACTACGGAATACAAATAATGCAGTCGCAAAATTATTTAGTTACTTCACAAAGCACAAACCTTATCAAAGAGTTAAGAGCTTATTGTTGGGATGCCGACAAGTCTGGAAAAACATTAAACAAACCGCAGGGCAAAAACGACCACGCTATTGACGCAGTACGTTATCACGAAATGGAAACGTTAGGACTAAACAATACACACGGACAATATTTTATACGATGAACGATTTAGAAGTAATGATGCAATGCGTACAGATTTACATATATCAAAAAAAAGGCGTTAAGGTTCGTATTTATTTACGAGACATCCGAGATATTAATATGTTAAAACAAGCATACGAATACATACAAAAAAACGAACACAACAAAAACACAAATAATTAATTATTAAGATATGAAGTTAGAAATAAACGTACCGTCAAGTTTAAACGAAATTACTTTAGGACAATACCAGAAGTTCTTAAAAACAAAAGAAGGAAGTAACGACGAAGAATTTGTTGCTCAAAAAATGATTGAGTTATTTTGCGATATGCAGTTAAAAGATATTGTTAAAATGAAACTAACAAGCATAAACGATTTAATAGCGCACTTTACAAATATATTTAACGTTAAGCCACAATTTCAACCAACGTTTAAAATAGGAACACAAGAGTTCGGATTTATAACTAATCTGGAAGACATAACATTTGGCGAATATGTAGACTTGGAAAACA